ATATATCTTCTTCTTTTTCCATTACTTTTTGTGTCAATATAAACCCTAATTTTAATAGTTATGTTACTGCAAAAGGTAATTACTTGCTACACTATACATTTGTTTCATCTTTTTTATTTCACCTACATTTCTTGGTAAGTTAATTTGAACCTCAACACCTTTAACGTGATGTATGTAACATTGAATAGCTGCTATTATTTGTCCGTAACTCATTAGTATATAAAGTAGTTTCCTTTATGTGGATTTTCTAATTGACTTGTTATAGCATAACGCATAGCATCTATTGCGTGGTTATATGCATCTATTGGTCTATTCATTTTAATTCCTGTCTTATCAGTTTGCCAAATGTAGTTTCTTAATTCGTTTATTAAGTTCTTGCTTCTTGATGTAACATAAACTTTATTTTGATTAATTAAATTAAGACCAAATAAGATACTATCTTTTCCTTTTGTAACTGGTAACACATTGTGACCATAACTGTTTAACTCAGCTATTGATTTTGGTTCAGCACTATCAGCGTAAACAAAATTGTTTACATTATTTGCTTTTAATAGATTTGATATTTCACTATTCAATAATCCCTTCTTATAAATTACTTCATCAAATATATAAGCATCATTATATTTGTACATAGTTACTAATGATGTTGGGTCATTACTATAACCAAAATCCATTCCGTAACATAATATTCTTGCATCTTGTGGTAAATCTATTTCTTGCCAATCTGGAATACATACACCTTCTAAAGAACCTGTTTGACCTAAACCATAAACTTGCCACCAGTTTGACCAATATGTAGAAGTCTTTGCTTTTACTTTTGCTGCTTCTATTTCTTGAACTATTGTTTCTGATAATGCTTCATTATCTAAATAAGTCAATGTAATAAAATCAACATCTGATTGTGTTAGTATTTCTTTATCTACCCAAAATGCTGAAGTAGGATTATAATCTAACCATATATCACCACTTGTTCTAATTGCTAATTGATAGTAACTTTCAAAATCTATATTGTTGCACTCATTAACATATAAGATAGTTCTTCTTGCACCTCTTAATTTATCAGGTTGGTCTACACTAAAGAATTCAATATAACTACCATTTGCAAATGTGTACTTTAAAGTAGACTTATTAAACTGTGCATCATTGTATCTACCAAGTGCCATTATAATCTTTAAGAAGTCTTTTAATGCACCTCTACGCAAATGCGGTATGCTTTCAGATACTACACTTATTTCTAAATTTGGTTCTTTAATTGCTTTATCAATTAGTAAAGGCAGAATACCAAATGTTTTACCAGCTGATGTTCCACCTCTAATAACTTTAATACGCTTCTTTAAACGTAATAACTTTCTAATTGCAGTAGTTAATATAAACTCCATAAGATAGTGTCTTAAACTTCATCTAAATCAATATTAAAGATAGGTTGTTCATTTGTTAAAGTTATATCTTTTGTTTCTCTTGGTTTACCAGCATAGTAATTATAAAATAATTGTGTGAATTTAAAATCACCATTTGCTAATCCTTTTTCTAATGCTGCAAACGCTAAAGGTTCTAATGGTGTTAATTTTTCAATTAATGCTACTTCTTCTGCTTTAGGTTTACGACCACTATTAGCGTGACCACCATTGTATTTTCTTTTATCTTCCATAATTAAAAAAAATTATTATCAATTTAAAAATAATAGTTTTTGTTTATTGTTATTTGATGTTATTAATAACTAAAGAAAAAACTTTATAACTTTCTTTTTCTGCCCAACTAATTATATCTTCTTCTAAATCTATATTATAATTATGTAATTCAAAAGAATGATGCATTAGTTCGTGAAATACACAAGCAAAAGTTTCAAAGTCATTATTACATCTTTGTAAATTAATAAATATAAATCTTTCATCACCTTGATTATAATTATTATCATTTTTTGGAATATAATTTGACCATCCAAAAATATATGCATCTTGTTTTGAATTTTTATATTCTTCACAATCATAACAATTTAATCCGTGCATTTGTTTAACTGAATAATAATAAAATATTTCACAACAATTTTCACTTAACAATAAAGTATAATTATTTCTTTTTATTGTTATCATTGTTTATACAACTTTGCTAATTCAATAGCTATTTCTTTCCATTCATCTAAACCTTGTTTAATATAACCTGATACAACAAATCTATTATATTCTTTGCTATACTTATTGAATAGTATCTTTGCTCTTTCTTTATGTGTCATTCGTTTCCTTTTTTAATTAAGTAATACCATAAAGATATTAATTTTTCTCTTATAAATTCATAAGCTATTAATACTAAAATATATTTCATAGTCCTTTTTTATAGATTTCTAATAGTTCATTCATTTTATATTTACTGACATTCCCGTCAATAGTATATGTTTCTCCAATTTCTGTACTATCAAAGAAATCTATTCTTTTTTTAATACACCACTTTGCAAATTCAATAGCAAATTCATCTGCCTCTTTTTGTTCTTGCTTTTTTCTATATCCACTATCTTCGTATTGTAATGTTGTCATAAGTTCACTTGTATTTTCATTATTGTACAACTTGTTTTATGATTATCATTTTCTAAATTGCAATACCTACATTTACCATTTGCATAAAACATATCACAATTATCTGCATCAGCTTCCCTGTTAAAACTTCCCCAACTTTGATACATTGGACTTGTATGTGCTGTAAATCTATAACAGTATTCTTTTGATGGGCATAAACTATCATTACATTTTGCTATATCTGCCATAATATTATAATTTAATGTTTCTATTCATTTTATATAATGCTTGTAATCTTTCTACAATTATTTGCCATTGTTCTGTTCCTTCTGTTTCTATTAGTAGTTGTTGTATGTTGTTTACTATGTTGTAATTGTTTCTTGGTTTTTGTAGGTTAGTAATCGTTTCTTGCAAGTTTGCTATTTCATCATTTAGTTTCATTACATCTATTTGTAGACTTTGTATTAATTCATCTTTAGTCATATCTAATATATCTGGTGTTGCATAATTTAATCTTTGCATTATTTGTTTCCTGAATAGTTTTAGTGTTGGATTAAACTGCTCAAACATATCATAGTTCTTTAATGAATGTAATACTGTTGCGTGGTCTTTTCCTACTGAAGCACCAATAGCTTTTAATGTTTTATTTTTATCTATTTGCTTTAATATTTTATAATAGATTGCACGTGCTTCTATTGTTTCTCTTTTACGTGTTACTTCATTTATATCTACACCTGTTATTTCCTGTATTGCTTTTTTTAATTGTAATGTTATTTGCGTTTCCATCTAATTTTTATTTTTTGTTTTTTACTTTCTTTTATTAGTTGTGTTAAAATATTAAATAATACTATTTCTAATGCTAAATGTATTCCCTGACATTCTTCGTATAATTCTTCTGCTTCATATTCTTTTAATATAAATCTTATTTGTTCAATAGTCATTCCTTGTTCTATTTCATATAAGGTAATATTATAGTGTTCTGTTGCTATATCATTCATTAGAATTATTATTATACTTATTTTGTTTTTAGTTGTATTTTGTCAAATTTGTCTTTTGTTACAATATATCCAAGTGCTTCATAAAGTTTAAGGTATCGGTAAACTGTTCTATTACTTACATTCAAATATCTTTCTATTGTGTAAATATTTCTTGGTTTCTCTTGAAGGAATTGCATCATTCTAATACATCTATACATTTTATGCTGGTTCATTATATTTTGTTTTTAATTTTTAAAGTATTCCTCTTAAAACATATTGGTTTAAATCCATATCTTCTTCACCAAAGAAGTATTTATAGTTAGATATTGCTTGTTCTAACTTTGCTTGACCTTTAGCATAAAACTCATCACTACATTCAAAGATTGCTATATCTAAACTTCCTTTGTCTATTGCAACAAATAAGAAGTCATCAACACCAAACATCTTTTTATAAAGATATGCTTGTAAATCATAGCTGTATTTATCAGCACTATATCTAAAGTCTTTAACACCTGTTGTAGTTTTTAAATCTATAATCATATTTGGCTTTAATATATCAGCTTTTGCTCTAAATGGAATGCCATCAATCATTTCAATAGCTGGTATTTCTGTTTGTGATTTACTCATTAAAGAAACTACTTCATTGTTTTTCATTAAAGCATCAGTTAATCTTTCAGCATCTTGATATTCTTTTCTTGTGTATACCTCTAAACCTTGTTCTTTTGCCAGTTTGTATTCTTTTCCAGCTTTAGTTGCAACATCTACAATTACTAAATCATTTAACTTATGTGGTTCTAATATCATTGTGTGAAATAGTTTACCATCACGTAATGCTTGGCTTTCATCAGAACCATATTGTGTTACATATTTATAAGTTTTAGGTGAAGATATAAGCATCTTTGCTGATGAACTACTCAATGCATTTTTACCTAAATATCCATAGTAGAAACTATCATCATACATATTGTCTAATAGTTCTTGTTTGTCCCATTGTTTATTGTCAAAAGTTGTTATCATCTTATCTTATTTTAATGTTGTTTAATAAATCATAAGTGTTATCCATATCTAATACTTCTCTAATTTGTTGTGCATAGTCATCAGATGCATTCCATTCTACAATTAAATCTTGCTTAATTGAATTAATTAAAGTTTTTTGATATATATTATCTTCACTTTGTAAACCTAAAAGTATATCTAATTTTGTAATAATTTGTGTTTTCATAATTTAAAATTTTATAATTGCTATTGTTAATAATACTAATGCTGCTACTATTGCACCAATTAAAATTCTTGTTGCTTGTTTTAATACAAAGTCTAATTCTTTTTTATCTTCTGGTGTCATATTAAATAAGTTTTAAAATTAATACTGTACAAGTAAAAAATGTAATCCATAATAATAATGCTAATGCGAATTCTTTTAATAAATTTTTCATAATATTTGTTTTTTAAATTGTTAATTGTTTAGCAAATATAAACAAGTTATTAATATAAAAGTGTTAATGAAATGTTAAAGTTTTAAATAAAAAAAGGATAGCTGTTAAACTATCCTAATTTTCAATTCGCAAATTGCAATTTGTGTTGTATTGCTCTTATCTTATCATTTATCTTTTCATCATTTAAACCTTTTAAATAAAGTGAATTTCTTTTCTTAATTAAATAGTTTAAAGTATATTCTAATTCTAATGCATCAAATGTTATTTGTTCTGCTCTATCCATTGTGATTGTTGTTGTCTTAAATGTTGTAATTCTCTTTCTAAATAGTCTATTGCTTTTTCCAAGTCTTTTATATGTGTGCCTTTGTGTTTTGCCCTTGCTACATACTTGACTACATTTCCTTCATTAAAGTTTAAATCATAGTCTTTAATAAAGTCTATAACATCGTATTCTTTTTGGTTGTCATAATGTTTTGGTATCATAAGTTTTCTATTTCTTGTTTAACTTGTATATAATAATCTGATAAAAATTCATAATCTTCACTTTGTTTATCATAATCAATACTTGGTAATAATTTTAATATTTCATCTATTACTATTATTGCTGATAATTTTTGTCTTTTAAAATCTGGTTCATCATAATTATTTGTTAATACCAAATCTTGAAATTTACCTACTAAATTAACTGCTTCTTGTTTTATTGTCATTGTGTAAATCTTTTAGCGTGAAACTTATATAACTCCATTGTTTTTTTTAATCCTTCATATTCTGTAAATTCAGCATTTACATTGTTTTCTTTATAGAAAAATATTTCATTGTAGTTGCTTATTTGATACTTTATAATATTATACCTATTTGCAGTTTTGGCTGGTTTAATAACATAAGCTAAATCATTTTTCCAACATAC